CCACCAACCGTCGGTGCGCTGGAAGGCTTCGAACTCCAGGCCCCACTCGCGGGAATACCAATCAGCGCATACCTGCCAGCAGTCCCACGCACCATGCACGAAAGGGCGCTTGAGCAGCGGCGTGCTGCCCGTTGGCGTAATCGTGCGCATGTCGCCCTCGGGCCAGGACAGGATATGCCAGGGCAGCGCCGTCGCCTCGCACATGGCCAGGTCATGCGGTGACGGCCTGCTGGTTGCGTCCGGGTGCGAGTGAACGATGCCGATAACTTCGCCCGCGTCTTCCGCCGCGGCGTAGTCCTCTGGATCCAGCCGAAACTCTTCATTCGGCTCCGTGGCGATATTCCGGCACGGGAAGTACTTCTGCGCCCGGCCAACGGCCAGCAGCAGGCCGCAGCACTCACGTGGGTATTCCGCCGCCGCGTGCGCCTGGATCGCCGCGATGATGTGCTTGCGCATGGTCAGCTCCGGGCAATCAGGGAAACGGCGGGGAATCCGCCGAAGGACAGTTCGTTGTTCTCGCCGAAGCGTAATTTGCAGGACGACAGGCAACCCTTGCACTGATCCAGGGCCGGGTCATCCGTGGGGTCGTCGTCATCGTCGAACATGGCGGCACCGATGTAGCCGCAGTCAGGCCCGCGGTAGCCGTTGGTCATGGCCCAGTGACAGAACGTAGTCATCTGCCGGCCAGGCAGCCCGTGGTTATCGATCTCACCCGGGGAGGAAAGCTCCCATACCACCGCCTCGCTGTCCTCGCTGGTTTTCTGGTCGATGTACCAGATCTCCAGCGCCTCCTGGGTAGGGTCGGCGCTTGGGTTGCCCTCGGGGAAGTTCGCCGCGTCCAGATACTGGGCCAGCGTCTCACGAACCGTCAGCTTGAACTTGAGCATGTCCTCGAAGGCCAAGCAAAGCGCAGTGACGCGCCCGTTGACGTTGCTGGCGGCGAAGGTCGGTCGAGAGGCGGTTCCATCGCTGCTGGAGGAAATACCCTCAATTTGCACCGGCCAGGCCGCGTACTCCTGGCCCTGCCAGATAATCGACTTGGCGGGCAGATCCTCGTCGGAGCCCTCGTACGCGAGCAATTCCTCTGGCGTGTGCGGGATGGCGTGCCCGTGGAAGCGCAGGTAATCCGCGCCGTACTCGGTCCCGTCAATTTCGAACAGGCGAATCTCGCCGCCGGGCTCCAGTTTCTGGATGTCCGTAATCAGTGCCATGGGCGATTATCTCAGGGATGAAAGGTTTGCTGGAAAGTCGCGGTGATGGTGTAGACCTGTCCGCCACGGTGCATAGGCTTGTAGCCGTTGCACTTGTAGAGGCCAAGCTCACCCAGGGGCGGCTCCCAGAGAAAGCCCTTCGCCCCTTTGTGTCGGTCGAGAAAGTCCATGATGTCCTTGATACGCCCCTTCAATCCCGTGAAGGTCACCGGCCAGGATTGCGACCGGTTGTTGAGGCCATCCTCGACCGACTGCTCGTATCCATCGCCGAACTGTTTGGAGCGAACGCGCTGGGTGATATCACCTTCTGCGCCCTTCTCTGTCGCCCAGGTGAATCGTTCGATAGCCATCATCGCCCCTTGATTGCGTTGTTGATCACGCCACCCTGGCGCATGTCCTTGCTCCGCAGCTCCTGATACTTCTGCTCAACGAACGTCGCCAGCTCCTTGCCGAAGAGGTCATAGCCAGGCGCGTCAGCGGTTGACGATGCGTTTCCGTCGCCGTCGATATGTACCTCGACATTGATCTGCGTTCCGCCAGACCCGCTGCCGCCCATGGCCATGACGCCGAGCTTGCCGCTGGATGTTCGGGTCAATGGCATGATCGCCTCTTCGCCTGCCTCACCCATAACCCCTGTCTTGCCGTTGGCCATGCCAAACGCCGTGGGTTTGCTGACGATGGAGTTCGTGAAGGCGCCGCCATCGGCGAACAGCTGCACGCCGCCCGACCATGCGCCGCCGTTGGCTTGTGGGAAGTAGGTGTTGGAGTAACCAGCCGCCGAGGCGCCGAGATTCGACGACGCTGCGCCAGCGGAACCTGCAGCGAGACCATTACCTCCGCCAGCCGCACTGCCACCGAAGTAGCTTGCTGCCGCCCCCACCAAACTACCCAGCAGCGCCGAACTGGCCTGGCGTGTGGCAATGCGCGCCATGTCCGCAAGGATGGACTTGGTGAAGTCGGCAAACGATGCCTTGCCCGAAATGGCGAAGTTGACCAGCGAGTCCTCCATGGAGCTGAAGGCATTACCGAACAGGCTCTTGGTCTGTCCCGCAATGTTCTGTGCGGAGTCCAGGTAGTTTTCCCAGGCTGCCGTTGCGCCCTTCGTCCAATCGCCCTGGGCATTCTCCACATCCGCATAGTTCTGCCGGATCTGGTCGGTGGCGGCCTTGTTCGCATCGGCAAGCGCCTGCGACTTCCGCTTGAACTCTTCCTCCGACATGTTGCGAGACGGATCGGACTTCTGGTTGGCAAGCTCCAGCGACTGCTGAGCAAACCGGTCCTGCTGGCTGTTCAGCTCGCCGCTGAGCGCGTTGTGGCGATCGCCTTGCCCTACGCCGAGTACTGCGCGCTGACCTGCAAGCTCCAAGGCCCGCTGTTGCTGCCCCAGCGCCTGCACGTACGTGCTGATTGCCCGCTCCTGCTTTGCCAAGCGCCCGGTTTCGTTGGTAGCGAGCACTTCAAGCTGGCTGCCGGCATCCTTCTGCGCCTTGACCATCCCTGCCCGCGCGTCAGCGATCTTCTGATCCAACTGGATGCTTTGCGCAGCCGACGTGCTTTTCTTGCCTTTCGCGGCCTCCAGCGCGGAAATCTCGGCCTCATAGGCGGCCTTGGTCTGGTCAAGCTGATTGCCGATCAGCGCCTGACGCCGCAGCAGATAGTCTTCCTCCGACAGCAAGCCGGCCTTCTGCGCCGCGTCCAGTTCCTTCTGGTAGTTTTTGTAGGTATCGGTGATAGCGGCCAGGTCGTTCTTGGCGTTGTTGAAGCTGGTCAGGTCAACCTGGGTGCCAGGCGCTTTTGGATCCTTGAACTTGTCGTTGATGTTGGAGATGTTCTTGTCGATTGCCGACTGGTCGAGCCGCGAATCCTTAGGGTCAACCTTCCGGATATCGTCGAGTTGCCGCTTATAGTCCTTCAGGGCCTCCGCCCGCTTTTGCTCGTTGGTCAGCGAAGACTTGGTGAGTGCGTCGACCTTCGCCATCGCGGTAACGGCGGCCTGCTGAGACTTGGCTCTCTCTCCTTCCTGTTTTGCTATATCGGCTTGAGCGTCACGCTGATCCTCAAGCATGTTCAGGTGATTGGTATAGAGCTCAATCATCTCCTTCTGGTTTTGAAAGATCCCGACATTACCCGCCTGTGCTTCTGCGAGGTATTGTCGCGCCAAGTCAATATCAGCGCCGATATCGGGACGGCCAACATTTTTGAGATAGTCCGCGGCTTTGGATACGGCGTTGTAACCTTTCTCCCAGTAACTGAGATTCTCCAGAATCTTCGGCGTGCGCTCATTGATCGCATCCGCATAGGATTCGGTCGCCAGCTTCACGGCGCCCGCGTGATCGCCCTGCTCTTCAAGCGCGGCAATCTGCGAGTAAACCGAAGCGGTGAGGTAGTGGTACTGCTCGTTCAGCGCTGCCGAAGCTTTCACCGGGTCATCGGCGAGCTTCACGAACTCGGCAACCGTCTCGCTTACTGCCTTGCCCGTGGCTTCCTGCATCGACACTGCGGCCTGGGTGATGCCGGTAAAGCTCTCGCCGGCAATCTTGCCGTTTTCCGCCAGCATCGCCAGCACTGCAGCGGCCTGGCCTGTGGTGCCCACGGTAGCGCTGACCTGCCGCGCCATGTCACTCAACTGCCCCGCACTCACGCCAGCGTAGTTGCCGGTAAGGATCAGTGACTTGTTGTAGCGGTCCTGCTCTTCGCTGCCCTTGTAGTAAGCAACGGCCAGGCCGCCCACAGCAGCGGTGGCCAACGCCAGCGGGGCCAGGATGGCGAGCAGACCGGCCGCACCAGCGCCAGCACCGGCGCCCAACTGAGCGACGGCGCGAACTCCGCTACCCCAGTCGCCTGAAGACAGCGCGTTACCCAACTGCACGACGTTTTCCTGCGCCTGACGGGTGCCGAGACGTAGCTTGTCGAATCCATTGGTGGTCTTTTCGAGCTTGGCGAAATCCTTATCGATCTTGCTCAGGGCACTGTTGTACTGGTCCTGGCTGATACGGCCCTCATCGAGGTGCTTGCCAAGCTGCTCGACCTGCGTGTCCAGCTTGGCCAGCGCAGCGCGAGCCGGGTCGATGGCTCCCAGCAGGCTGTTCAGCGCCTTCTGCTCGTTCATCGCAGACTTGGCCAGGGCGATCTGTTGCTTATCGAGCTGAGCCGAGATCTTCGCTGCCTCGGCCTCGCCGTAGGCGCCGGTCTTGGTCAGCTTGGCGAGCGCGTCGCGCTGTTTTGCCAGGTCCTGGGTGGTTTTGGCGCTGGTGGACAGCGATTTCTCCAGCGCCTGCATTTCGTTCATCAGCGAGACGGCGGACTGCTCGGCCCGGCCGCCGGCCTTCGCCATTTCATCCAGGCTGGTTTTCGCCTGG